CTCGCGAGCAGAGCGCTTAATATCGCGATTTTATCGCGACAGGAAGTGACCGATCACGTAATCACCAAAATTGACCAGCTCGAAGATTTTCTCTGGGACATGCTCGCGCAATGCAAGCGCATTGAACAAGCGACCATGCAGTTGCTGGGAGGTATGAGGCATGAAATGGACCGTCTGGGAACTCGAACTGACGCCGGACGAGTACAGGTCGCTGGTGCAGATCGCGAACGGCCAGAAGCCGCAAGGCGATACTGCTCAGAGACCAGCAGGCCAGTCGGCTACCTCGAAAGCACGAAACGCTCAGAAGGGCGCGCTCGGACAGCGCGTGCTCGAAGTGCTGACAAAAGGGCCGATGACGGCGAGGGAAGTGGCGAAGGCAATCGGCCACGATCATGCGAAGACCGGCGCCTTGCTGAGCTACCTGAAATCTCGCGGCGTCCTAGAGCTGACTCCGGACCTCAAGTGGCGACTCGCTGCGCGGAGCGAGGATGCGTGATGCCGGCTGTGACAGATGGTTACTGCCGGCATCACTGGGCAATGTTTCATGATTCGAAACCATTCGAGAAACAGGAGTCGGTTGCGGCAGGCAGGATGACAGTGAAAACGGGAACGGTCGTCATCACGAGATCGATAGGGTGAGAAACGATGAAAGCTATCGACTATGAGCGGGCAGATCACATGGTCTGCCAGCGTTGCGGTTTGCGAGTAGGTCAACACAGGGACGCCGCACAATGCATCTCGGCCCTGCGAGAGGTCATCGCGCAACTGGAGAACGCTCTGGCGAACGGCCGTGGAGGCGGACGAAGGCGTGAGCCGGCTTAATGAGGCCGAGATCATCGAATGGGTCATCCAACAAGCGTCTCGTGCCTGCCGCATCCCAGCCGAGCTGATCATCGAGAGGCCACGTTCCATTCCACGCAAACAACGTCTGGCGGCTGCGCGAGGCATGCGCGTTGCTGCTTGCGTGCTGAGGAGGCTCGGTTTTAGTGTGCAAGAAATCTGTGGAGCGTTAAGCGTTTCTCCACCAGCGGTTCATTCTGCGATCCGCAATCTGCGCAACAGACGCGAGGATCGCATTGCCGTCGAAAGCATCATCGCGCACGATGAGTTCAATGATCTGCGAGATGCTGTGGCGCAGGCAAAACAGAATGCGCATTTAAACGAGCGCCTCGAACGCCTCGAAGCGCGCGTGTTGAGGCTGGAGTCAGCTGTGCGTTCGATCAGCAGTCCCGACTTTCGGCGGCTGGATGCGCTTATTCTCGCCGGCTGGGGTGACGTGCCACAAGACAAAATCCCGCTGGAGGTGCTCGTGCGCGCACTACTCGGCTTGAAGGTGCCGTCGACCAAAAAATCGCCTGCCAGATGCGATGAGTTGGCTGCTGCAATGTCTCCGGCACCGGAATGTTGAAGCGAAAGAATCCGCCAGGAATCAATTACGGCAGGAGATGGCGCAAGGCGCGCGAGCTGTTCTTGGCGAAGCATCCGTTCTGCTCGGATCCGTTCGGAATTCACGGCAAAAATCTTGCGCTGGCAAGTCAAGTCGATCACAAAATCCCGCATCGCGGAAATCCAGAAATTTTCTGGGACGTCAACAACTGGCAGCCGCTGTGTGCTACGTGTCATTCTAGGAAGACGATGATGCACGACGCTGTGGTGCCGAAGCCCCAAGCCATCGTGTGCGTGAGTGCGTGTGATCATGCGTGCGGTGCTGGAGCAGATTGCGTGCTCGACACTCGCTCGCTTGTTGCTACCATCAGTCGCATGGACAAAGCGATTGTCATGCCGCGCAACAACGATGATCGCTGGCGCTCGTTGTGGGAAGCCGCAGATGCGATGATCGAAGCTGCGCTGCCACGCCTCCGTCGTGCCCGCATAAGTGTGCTCGTGATCACGGATGATGCAGTTGCTGCGCGTCGCCTCGAGGCCGGCGGCATCGAGGTACGCTGGTGCTCCGATCAGCGGAAGCCAGAGGGGGAGGGGACGGTAAAAATTTTCTGACCTGGCCTCGGAGGCCGCCGCCGCACCCGCGCGCAAAAACTCGCGAGTTTTGGCCCACCTTTGCTCGCATAACGCTTCAGTCCTTGCGCGGCGACAGTAAACCACAGGCATCATGGTGGCATGGGACTCCGTGGCCCGCGGCCGATGCCGTCCGCGCTCAAGCGGCTATCCGGAGGCCGCCAGTCCGCTGATTTAGAGCCTGCTGCCGCCGTTGTGGCGGAACCGGGCCGCCAGCCTGCTCCTGGCGAGATTTCGGCCCGGCGCTTCCGTCCCCCGCGACCACTGCCGGAAGAGGGTATGCGGGAGTGGCGCCGTCTGGTGCGCGTCCTCTCGCGGATGCGGGTGCTGACCGAGGCTGATGCCGACGCCTTATGGGCGATCTGCCGGGACTGGGCTGCGCTCGCGGAGGTCGAGGAGCAGATGCGGCAAGCGTCGACGCGGCGCGGCGCGGCATCCAGCGGCCTCGTCTGGGTTTCGAAATCGAGCGGCCTCCCGCGGATTTCTCCGCTGTTCCTGGTTCAGCGCCGCCTGCTCGACTCGATCATGCGCGGCCTGCGCGAATTCGGTTTGACGCCGGCGGCGCGGAGAAACGTTCAGGCTGCGAGCGCCACAAGGAGGCACAGCGACGAGGGACTGCTCGACGGCCAGTGGCATGAGAGTGAGACTGCCGAGCTGGGAGCTGGGCGAGTGCCCGATACCGAGGGGCTATCGCTTCAGTAAGGCGCACGCAGATCGTGCAGAGCAGTTTATCGAGCGCTACCTGCGGCACACGAAGGGCCAGTGGGCGGGCACACCGTTTCTGCTGGCTCCCTGGCAGCGGCGGGACATCCGGGAAATCTTCGGTCGTGTCCATGATGATGGCCGCCGTGCAGTGCGCCAGGTCTACATCGAGATACCACGGAAAAACGGCAAAAGCGAATTGGCGGCCGCCGTAGCGCTCAAGCTGTTGTTTGCCGACTCAGAGCCGCAGGCAGAGGTGTACGGCGCCGCAGCCGATTTTCAACAGGCAGCCATTGTGTGGTCGATCGCGGCCGAGATGGTGCGATTTTCACCCGAGCTGTGGAGGCGGACCGGCTACGGGCGCTGGGTGCTGGAGAGCGGCAAGCGGATTGCCGTGCCGGAGACCGGGAGCGTCTACCGTGCACTGACTGCTACGGTGGCGGGCAAGCACGGCTACAACGCGTCTGGCGTCATTTTCGACGAGTTGCACTGCCAGCGCGATACGCGGCTATGGGACGTGCTGACGGTGGGAGCCGGAGCTGCGAGGCGGCAGCCGCTGGTGTATGCGATTACCACGGCCGGTGTTCCCGGCGAGTCCGCGCTCGCCGAGATGCTCCACCGTGAAGCGATTGACGTGCTCGAGGGGCGCGTCCCATGCCCTGTGGATTTCTACCCGGTCGTATATGCGGCACCAGAGTCGGCCGACTGGGCCGACGAGGACGTATGGCGCGCCGTCAACCCTGCGGCCGGCGAGGATCATGAGCTGAGGCCCGGCGGACCGTTCTTGCGCATGTCGGCTTTGCGCGCCGAATTTGAGGCCGCCAGGCGCAGGCCAATTCAGGAAGCCGCGTTCAGGCGGCTCCACCTGAATCAGTGGCTCAGCGGTGAGCAACGCTGGATCGATCCCGCCGATTGGGCCGCCTGCTCGTGCGCTCCAGACCTGAACCACCTTCGACGCCTCACGTGGTATGGCGGCCTCGACCTGTCGAGCCGCCAGGATCTGACCGCGCTTGTGCTGGCCGCGACAGATGACGGCGGGATTGTGTGGATCCTGCCGTGGTTCTGGTTGCCGGGAGCAGCCCTCGACGCCGCGAGCAACGTCGTTGAGGCGCACCGATACCGCCATTGGGCCAAGCAGGGATTCCTGCAAATTTGTGGCGGTGTAGGCATTGACTTCGAGAGTATTCGCAACCGAGTATTGGAACTGAGGGAGAGCATGCGGATTGCCGCGGTTGCGTACGATCCCATGTTCGCGGAGCAGCTGGCCTCGGAGCTGCGCGCCGCCGGCATTCGCATGGTCGAGTTCCGCCAGACATACAAGCAATACACCGAGGCATGCGATGCATTTGAGCGTGCCGTGCGTGCCCGTGATATCCGACATCCCGGCAATCCTGTGCTGGACTGGTGCATTGCCAACGTGCGTGTGCGTCAGCGATCCGACGGAGCGATTCGGCCGGTGAAACCTGACCGACGTACGAGCTCTGCTCGAATTGACGGCGCGGTGGCTGCAATCATGGCGCTCGGCCTGGCATTGCGTGAACCGCAGCCGCCATCGGTATACGAGGCGGCCACAGCGAGAATCTGAATTGTTTGAAGCAATCGCGCGCGCAATTGTTCGGCTGATGCCAGAGGGGCTAAAGACCTCGCTGGCAGCCGAGCTGTACGCCAGGTCCTACTATCAGCTCGGATCGGCGCAGACGGCTACGCCGTCGAAGGCGGGAGTACTCATCACGCGTGATACCGCCCTAGAGTGCGCTGCAGTATATGCGGCCGTGAAGATTATCGCCGAGGACGTCGGCAGCCTGCCGTTCATGCTGTTCCGCCGTCGCAACGGCGTCACGCAGCGCGCGGATGATCACCCGCTTTGGCAGGTGCTCCACGACATGCCGAATCCGGACATGTCGGCGGGCGAATTCATCGAGGCCATGACAGCGCAGGCGTTGCTGGGCCTCGACGGGCATGCCCTGATCGAGCGCTCGTCCGATGGCCGCGTGGTAGCGCTGTGGCCCATTGAGCCGGAGAGAGTCTATGTGGAGCGCGACAATGCCGGGCGACTGCGATATCACGTGCGCGCTGGAGCTACGACGAAGGTGTACGGCTCCGACCAAGTGTTCGTGCTGCGTGGGTTCACGCTCACTGGGGACCGCGGCGACCGGGTGTTGGAGCGCGCGCGGCAGGTTATCGGCTTGGCACTTGCATCGCAGGAATACGCGGCGCGCTATTTCGAAGCCGACGCGACCCCGGGCGTGATTCTGCAGCGTCCCCTTGGCGCTCCCCCGCTGGGGCCGGAAGCCGTCGAGAGACTGAAGCAGCAATTCGTGCAGTGGCATGCAGGGCTGCGGCATGCCCATGAGCCGGCGGTTCTCCAAGAGGGCACCGAGCTCAAGCGCATCTCGCCGGGCCTTGCCGAGTCTCAGCTGATTGAGCAGCGCCAATTTCAAGTGCTCGAAATTTGCCGCATCTTCCGTCTGCCGCCCCACAAACTTGCTGAGTTAACTCGCGCCACGCACACAAATATCGAGCAGGAGAATATCGCATACGTGTCTCACACGCTCGCGCCGTGGCTACGACGCTGGCGGCAGGCTGTGCACCGCTGCTTGCTGACACCGGAGGAGCGTGCGACACGCGAGCTGTACGCCGAGCACCAGGTGGAGGCCTTCCTTCGTGGCGACTTCCGAACGCAGGCTGAGGGCTGGGCCCGCCTGCTGCAGGCCGGCGTATACAGCATCAACGAGGTGCGTCGCTGGCTCAATCTGAATCCGATTGAGGGCGGCGACGCGCACTTCATCCAGCTAAATCTTCAGGATGTGCTGCTTGCCGCGGTCACGCGCGATGAAAAGCAGCGCGGGCCGGCGGCATTTCTTGTCGGAGGTGAACTCGATGCCGGCTATTCCGCCTCATACGACTGACGTGACCGACCGCGGCGACTGGGATGCATCCCTCTATGTCGCGCGGTTGCGCAGCGATGAGGATCCGTCCTACTATGCGCGAGTCTTTGCTTGGCGCGATCCTGATCGCAACGAGCGGACCAAGTCTGCGTACAAACTGCCTCATCACGTTGTGGATTCCGACGGCAATCCGGGTGCCGCTCATGTACGCGGATGCCAGGCCGCGATTGCCGCCCTCAATGGCGCGCGGGGAGGCGTGGATATCCCCGAGGCAGACCGCAGAGCGGTGTACCGGCACTTGGCGTCCCACCTCAAGGATGCGGGAATTGAGCCCGCGGAGCTGCGCAGCGTTGGCGGCATCGAGCACAAGGTGCTCGAGATCGCCCAGTCTCGCGAAGATGACGAGGGCATTGTCGTTGGCGTGGCGAGCGTCTACGACCGAGAGGACGCGGTGGGAGATGTCATCGTCAAGGGCGCCTTCACGCGGACCGTTGCCGAGAACCCGGATGTGCCGCTGCTGTGGCAGCACGATCCTGCGGCAGTGATCGGGCGCGCACGACTGCGCGAGACGGATACCGGGCTCGAGATGATCGCGCAGCTCGACCTCGATGATCCGCAGGCGGTGCTGGTGCGCAACAAATTGCAAAAGCGTCTGCTGAATGGACTGTCCATCGGTTTTGAGCCGCGCGATGTGGACTGGGAAGCCAGAGACGGACGCGTGGTGCGCATCCTCCGCGACGTCCGGGTCTGGGAAGTGTCCATCGTCACCTTCCCTGCGCAGCCGGCGGCTCGTGTGACGGAAGTGCGTGCCGGCCGCACGATCTCGCGGGCCACACGTGATCTGCTCGTCGTGGCCGCAGAGCGCGTGCGGTCCGGTCTGCAGATCATCGAAGCTCTGGCGGCAGAGGAGCCCCAACAGGAGATCGGCGCCGAGGACAAGGCGCTCGAGATCGCCGCGTCGGAGTACTACGATCGCATCTTGCGATCACTCAAGGAGGGATGATGCAAGCGTTGATCGAACAAAAGCACACTGAATTGTTGAATGCGATTGCCGCTGCCCGCGAGCAGCAACAGCAGGAGATCGCAGCGTTGCGCGCGCGCATGCAGGAGCTGGAGGCCGAATTGCGGAGGCCGGCGGAGCAGCACAATGCGCCACCGATGACACTCGGCCGTGCAGTGATCGAGTCCGAGCAGGTAAAGGCCTTGGTGGGCCAGCCCTGGGTTAGCCGCCAGGTGAGCGTCGAACTGAAGACGACGATCGTCAGCGGCACGTTGCCGCCGAAAGAGCGCGTGCCGGAAATTCCGCCCATCCCGAGCCGGCCGCTGCGGGTGCGCGACCTGTTCACGCGGGTGCCCACCAGTGCATCGGCTGTGGAATTCGTGCGAGAGAGCAGCTTCACGAATGCTGCGTCTCCCGTCGCAGAAGGCTCCGCGAAGGGCGAGTCGACCATCGGCCTCACGCTGGTCACATGCCCGGTCCGGACGATTGCGCATTTTGTGCCTGCTTCCCGGCAAGTACTGGATGATTTGCCAGGGCTCCAGGCGCTTATCGACAATTCGCTGACTCGGGGCCTGCTGGACATCGAGGACTGGGAGATTCTGTTTGGTGACGGCACCGGTCAGCATCTGGATGGCATCTACCACCAGGCCTCTGCATACGCCGGAACGTATGAGCCGTCGGGTGCAAATCGCATCGACAAATTAACCGCAGCCATGGCGGAAGTCGAATCGCGCAACTACGTGGTCGATTCGATCATTCTCAACCCCGTCGACTGGCGGCGGATTGTGATGCTGCGCGGCGATGCCGGCTACCTGGTGGGCGGCCCGATCACTGCGCCGGCGCAAGCGATCTGGGGCGTGCGCATTGCGCTCACGACCGCGATGACGCCGGGTTCCTTCCTGGTCGGCCAAGCCGAGGGTAACGTGTTCATCTATGACCGACAGGAAGTTCGCATCGTGATCTCGAGCGAGCACGCCGACTTTTTCGTGAAAAACCTGGTTGCGATCCGTGCAGAGGAGCGCATTGCGCTCGCGGTGATGCGACCGGATGCCTGGACGGCTGGAACGTTCTGATGCGACTCGTTGCGCTTGCTCCACTTGTTGGCGACCATGAGCCGGCGCGAGTGCCGGAAGGCGGCCTGCTCACCGCTTCCGACTACGTTGCTCAGCAGTTGATTGTGCGCGGCCTTGCTGTACCTGCCGATCTGTTGCAGCCTGATCGGGCCAGCAGGGCCGCGCAGCAACAGCGCGACTTGGAACGGGAATTTATTGCGGCGGCAGAGGCCATCGCGGAGGCCCATGTGCGCAAGCGAAGGCGGCGATAATGGTGACGGTCCTCGAGGTCATTCCGCCGGCGTCCGAGCTCGTGTCGATCGAGGATGCTCGCGCGCAATGTCGCATTCCGCAGGTCGCCGATGCGGATGCCGAGGTCGACGCTCTGCTGGAGCGATATATCCGCGCCGCTCGGCAATACGTTGAGTGGCGCACTGGGCGGACACTGCTGCGCACAAGGTTAAAGGCGATCTTCGACGGCTGGCCCGACGATATGCGATTGACTCTGCCGAGGGCGACGCCGCTGTCCGACGTCATCAGCGCCACCTGGTATGGCGCTGATGGCAGCGAGCACTCGTTCCTGGACATCGTGTCTGCCGATGCCGATGCACTGCCTGGCGCATTGGTGTTGCGCTCCGGTGAGACCTGGCCTGGCGACCCGCTGCGCGCCTCATCGCCCATCGTCGTGGTCTACGACGCCGGCCTGGAGGCCGACGTGTCGCCGGCGCCGGGCGTCTTCGACGCGGCGCGGCACGCGATTTTGCTGCTAGTAGCCGCAATGTATGAGAACCGTGAGGCCGAGACCGTCACAAACCTCGCAACCGTGGAGGGGACGGCTCTCCGATACGGCCTTGAGGCATTTCTTTCGTTGATGAGCGTCGAGCATGCAATACGGTGAATTCTGGTCGGCGGTCGCGACGTCGGCCGCCGTGGCGTCGCTGGTCGGAGCGGCGGTGGGCACATACGTCCGGCTTACTGTGCGCAGCGCCCTGGCCGAGTTCCGCGCACAGCTAGTCGAAGATCTGAACGGGCGCTACTACTCGAGGCGCGAGGCGGATCGCGCGATTGACGACATCTGCCGACGTCTCGAGAACTTGGAGAAATTCGATGGCAAGCGCTGACAGGAGGCAGCGATGAAGCGCGTTGTCGAGGCGATCGGAAAGTTCTTCCGCTGGCTGTTCGGCGGCGATGCAGCGGAAGCTTACACGCGCGCAGTTGAACGTGCTGTGCCGTATCTCGAGGCTGCATGGGAGTTGGTTCAGGTAGCTGCCCGTGCTGTGCCCAACCGTACGTTCGATGAAATCGTGCAGTTGTGTGCGAAATACGGCGTGCCCGTGCTGTGGCGATCGGAGGCGCCTTGGGACGCACTGCGGCAGTTCGCCTTCAACGTACTGCGCAGCCGTTTCCCGAATGCGAGTAAAGCGGCGCTCAATCTCGCCGTGGAGCTGGCGGTGAACCGCCTCAAGGTGCAGTAATGCTGGTGACACTTGCTCTGCTGACTCGGGGCCGTAGCGTGATGGCTGAGACGGCGCTTTCATGCGCCCTCGCTCAGACATACCGCGAGATCGAGATCCTTGTGCTCGATGACCTCGATGCGCCCGCATTTGGATCGCTACCAACAGGAGTGCGGTATGTGCCCTGCCGGCGCATGACGATCGGAGAGAAACGGAACTACGCGGCAGCCATTGCACGCGGCGAAGTTATTGCGCACTGGGACTCGGACGACTGGTCGCATCCGGGCCGCATCGAGCACCAATTGGCGCTGATGCGGCAAACTGGAGCGCCGGTCGTTGGCTACAACGAGGTCGCCATGCTCGATCCAGAGCGGCGCATGGCATGGATTTACCGGGCACCGTCGCACTATGCCGTCGGCTCATCGCTCATGTACGTGAAATCTTGGTGGCGAGAGCATCGCTTCCCGCCGGCTATGGTGGGCGAGGACAACTCGTTTGTCATGGCGGCCAGGCGAGTGATAGCGACTCAGAGTGGCATCGGATACCTCACGTGCCGCGTGCACTCTGGGAATACAAGCCGAAAGGTCATTGATGCGCGGTGGGAGCAGATCTCATGGCCCTTACGGTGATCATCCCGTCGCGTCGGTCTGCAAATCTGCTGGCGTGTCTGGCTGCCATACGCGCGCACGACCCCGACTGCGGTCGAATCCTCGTGGTCGATGATGGAGCGCGCGAGGGAGTTGAGCGGCGACGCCTCGACCTTGGCGTCGAGTGGATCGAGGCCGGCGACAGACCATTCGTCTTCGCGCGCGCAGTCAACCGTGGAATCTTAGCCGCCGGCGATGATGACGTGATTTTGCTGAATGATGACGCGGAATTGCTGACTCCGCGAGGCTTCACGCAACTGGGGGCTCGAGCACGTGAGGAGGGATGGTGGGTGCTCGCTGCCGGCGTGCGCGGAGACGTGGGGAACCGTGCCCAGGCGTGGCGAGGACGTCGCGACCCAATTGAGCTCGAGCAGGTGTGCTTCATCTGCGCGTTCATCGCGCGCGATGCAATTCGCTGTGTCGGGCTGCTTGACGAAAGATTTGTTGGCTATGGGTTTGATGATGATGACTACTGCCGGCGGGTACGCATGGCCGGCGGACGCGTCGGAGTGTGGGACGGCTGCGTAGTACGCCACGGGCATCTGCCGCACACATACTCGCGGACGCGAGATCAATTCATGCTCGCACAACGGCTATTCCGTGACAAGTGGGAAAGGGAGATGGCAAATGCCTGCGCAAAGGCTCAGTGCGAATAAAGCAGCGGCGCAGGAACGCGCCTGCTGGATGCGGAAACTGGCGCGCTTGCGCCGGCGCGTTGAGGCGGGCGAGATAGCTGCAGCCGATGCTCTGCGGTATCTCGCAGAGTGGGGACGCGAAAGAGCGCGACGGACAGCGGCACGGCCAGGCGGACTGGGGCGTCGATGAGATTGATCGGTCTGATGCGCGTTCGCAACGAGGCGCGCTGGATCGAGCGCACTGCTGGCGCGCTCGTGCGCGAGTGCGATGCGGTGGTGGTGCTGGATGATCACTCGGATGATGGTACGCCGGAGATCGCGCGTGCCGCGGGCGCGATTGTGCTGCCGTCGCCATTCCGCGGCATCGATGAGGCGCGTGATAAGGACCACCTGCTAAGAGAGGCCGCACGCGTCATTACTGAGCGCGGCGGCGGGGAATGGTGGGCAGTAATGATGGACGGTGATGAGGAGCTCGAGCATGGCGGCGGCGAGATCATTCGCGCCGCGGTAGAGAGCGGCCGCGCGACTGCCTACACCGTGCAGATCATGTATCTCTGGAACGATACCGGAACTCTGCGCGTGGACGGAATTTACGGGCGGTTTCACCGGCCATCGGTGTTCCGCATGCGCGAGGGATTGCGCTTCCGCCGCACCGGCCGGCCTGGCAATCTGCACTGCGGCAGCGTTCCGCTTGAGGCCATCGCGCGCATCCGCCCGTCCGGTGCGCGTGCATGGCACTACGGCTACATGCTGCGCGAGGACCGCTTGCGCAAGTGGCAGTATTACACGCGGTTCGATCCGCGCAACTATGCGGAGGACTGCTACCGCCATATTGTGCAGGGCGACGTCCCCGACGTGCCCGCGGACGCGAAACTAAAGCACGCCGGGCCGCTGCGGCTGGTGCGCTTGTCAGAGGTACAGAATGCGAGCGGGTCGGCTGCGTAGCTTCATCGTCATCGAGCGACCGGCATACGGGCCACAGAATGCAGCCGGCGAGCCCGAGGTGACATGGCACCTGTTCGCGCGCGGCTGGGCCGCACAGGAGGCGCCGACATCACGCGCGATGGCGGCTGCAGCCCAGCGCTGGGCCGATGTGCGCATGGTGGTGCGGATGCGCTACGTGGATGGCATCGAGCCAGGGATGCGCGCCACGATTGGTAATCGTCGCTACCTGATTGCCGACGCGGCTGACCCGGACGGGTATCGCCGCGAGGTGCTCATCACGCTTAGGGATTTGCGATGACTGCCACGCAGTGGGTGCAAAGCGCGTTGACCGGCCATGCGCCGCTGACTGCGGTTGTGCCATCCGGCCGAATTCGTGCCGCCGGCCCGTGGCGTGCGATGGAACCGCCCTACATCGTGCATCGGCCGGTGGCTGACGAGTACATTGCCACGCACCAGGGCCACGCGTCGCCGATCGCGCGCTTTTACCAGATCTCAGTATTCGCGCGCAGCATATCGGAGGCACTCGAGGTCGCGCGGCTGGTGGCCGCCGCGCTGGCAGCCGGTGCCGCCGGCGGTTCTGCAATTCTCGGCGGGATGCGGTACATCCCGGAGGAGCAGATGCTCGAGCGCGATGTTGAGCCGCTCGTGCATCTGGCCATTGATGCAACGATCCAAGTGCAGTGAGCGATGATCACGACAACGATACACGGGATCAGCAAGCTGCGTAATGTGTTGCTTGAGATGCCGGCGCAATTGACATCGCCAGGGGCGATGGACTTGTACAAGCGCGCCGGCAAAATCGTGCGCGACCGTGCGCGCGAGTTGTGCCCGTACGATCCGAAGCGCAAGCGTGGCGTGCATCTGCGCGATGCAATATTCGTTGATGCTCGCTATCGCGGCAAGCCATCCGTCCTCGTGGGCGTGAACTACCGGCTCGCTCCGCATGCGCACCTGGTCGAGTATGGCACGGTCCGCTGGGCCGGCAAACCGTTCTTCCGCCCCGCCGTGGCGCAAACTGCAAGCATCGTGCGTGCGATGTTGCGCCAGGGTATTGCTGAAATCATCGCAAAGCAAACCATGAAAGGAGGTATCGCAGAATGACTGGAGGAGTTCTTGCGAACGGAACGAAGGTCGCTTACTCTCTGACGTCTCCCGTGAG